GGAAGTAATGACTGTGAAGTTCTCACTGCCACTAAAGAAGGTAAGAAGACGGTTTACAGTCACGGCATAACATAAAGAGGTTAGTATGGCATTTGAAAATCCGTTCCTACGTCAAAGCTCAGTGCGTAACAGCGCTCTTGACTATTTATTCTCTGACGAGCCTGAAGGGGTTAGTGTACAAGCTCCTACACCTTCTAACAGTTACGCCTATGCAACACCTTCTAACAATGCTCCCGACACATCAGTAATAGCTCAAGTCTTTGGGTTAACAGGTCTGTTTGGAGGCGGTGAAGGTGGTGGGGATGGCTTTAATACTAACACAGGGCAAGGGCCTATAGGTATAGGGAAAGCTACTGATGCTATTCATAACCAAGCGCTCCTAAACGCTGTTATGGGTTTTGTGACTGGTGGTGTACCGGGGGCAATTCAAAAAGGGGCAAAGTCTTTAGTTTCAGGAGCTAGAGGATTTTTAAATGAAGTTAATGCTACTGAAGACCCTTTAGCAGCTTGGGCAATTGCACAAGGGTGGGCTCCAGTGCCTGAAGTTAACATGGAAACACCTTATGGCGGAGGAGCACCCACAGGCCCACCGAGTGTAGTTACATCTCCAGTTGATATGAGCTTTAGCCCTACTACACCAATAGGGCCAATGGCTGTTACATCTCCAGTTGATATGAGCTTTAACCCTACTGCGCCAATAGCACCGATGGGTATGTTTTCTAGTGCAACGGCTGAAGCGCAGGCGCAGGCCGAAGCTCAGGCTCAAGCAGACGCACAAGCCGCTGAGAATGATGCCATTGCGGCTCAAGCGCAAGCAGCTCAGGCTCAAGCAGCGGCTCAAGCTCAAGCACAGGCTCAAGCAGCGGCTCAAGCTCAAGCACAGGCTCAGGCTCAAGCAGCTCAGGCACAGGCCGAAGCTCAGGCTCAAGCTCAAGCAGACGCACAAGCCGCTGAGAATGATGCTATTGCAGCGCAAGCTCAGGCTCAAGCGCAGGCTCAGGCTCAAGCAGACGCACAAGCCGCTGAGAATGATGCTATTGCAGCGCAAGCTCAAGCGCAAGCTCAGGCTCAGGCTCAGGCACAGGCACAGGCTCAAGCTCAAGCTCAAGCAGACGCACAAGCCGCTGAGAATGATGCCATTGCGGCTCAAGCACAGGCTGCAGTTACATCTCCAGTTAATATGAACTTTAGCCCTACTACACCAATAGGGCCTCTGGGAATGTTTTCTAATGAAGCAGCGGCTCAAGCGCAAGCTACTATAAATAGTCAGAACACTGTATCTGATAATGCATTAGCGGCTCTAGCTCAAGCAGTGGCACAAGCTCAAGCACAAGCAGCCGCAGCCCCATTTGGTGGTTCTGCATCTGGAGCTGATATTGGAGCGGCTCCAGGCGCTGGGATAAATATGGGTGTAGACGCTGGAATTGGTGGGCCTGGAGGTGGTGGTGGCGGAGGCGGCAAGATCATATGCACTGCCATGAACCACGCCTACGGCTTTGGCTCGTTCCGCAACGCCATCTGGGTCGCCTACTCTGACAAGCACCTTACCAAGGCGCATGAGGCTGGCTACCACACACTGTTCCTGCCACTGGTTGACTTTGGCTTTAAGCGTGGCGATGGCAAACTAAACATGGCTGTGCGCAAGGTGTTGGAATGGGGTACGCGCCACCGCTCAACGGATTTGCGTGCAGAACTGCGAAACACTAAGCGCGACACAACCGGTCGCATCATTCGATTTATTTTTGAGCCGGTGTGTTACGCAGTCGGTAAACTAAAAGGATTTTAATTGAGTGATTTAAAAATTGAACTACTCCCTTGGCAAGAAACTGTTTGGAACGACCCTACTCGATTTAAGGTTGTTGCAGCAGGTCGCCGTACAGGAAAAAGTAGACTAGCAGCATACCTTCTAATTGTCGCAGCGTTACAAAGTCAAAAAGGCCAAGTGTTCTATGTGGCTCCTACGCAAGGGCAAGCTAGAGATATTATGTGGCAAACCATCCTCGAAGTAGGCCATAGTGTTATAACAAGTAGCCATGTAAACAACCTACAGTTTAAACTGGTTAACGGTTCCATGATTAGCTTAAAAGGCGCTGATCGACCAGAGACTATGCGAGGCGTGTCCTTGAAGTTTCTTGTTATGGATGAATATGCCGACATGAAACCAGAGGTCTGGGAGCAAATCCTACGACCCGCCCTAGCCGACTTGAAGGGTAACGCACTCTTCATTGGTACACCTATGGGTCGTAATCACTTTTACGACTTGTACCAACATGGCCTTTTAGGTGAGGATGAGACATTTAAATCATTCCACTTTACCTCCTTTGATAACCCCCTACTTGACCCAGAAGAGATTAACGCTGCTAAAAAGAGCATGTCGTCCTTTGCTTTCCGTCAAGAATTCTTAGCTTCTTTTGAGGCGGCTGGTGGTGAGTTGTTTAAAGAAGAGTGGATTAAGTTTGATGAAGAAGCCCCTAAAGTGGGTGAGTTTTATATAGCAGTTGACTTGGCTGGCTTTGAAGAAGAAGGCAGTAAGGGTGTTAAAAACAAAAGATTGGACAGTTCAGCCATTGCCATTGTTAAAGCCAACGAGCAAGGTTGGTGGGTAGCTGACATCATCTACGGGCGCTGGGATGTAAAGGAAACAGCAAAGAAGATATTTGATGCTGTTAAGAAGTACGAGCCGGTGGCAGTTGGTATAGAAAAGGGGATTGCGCGACAAGCTGTCATGCCCTATCTGTCCGACATTATGAAAAGGACACAAACATTCTTCAGAGTAGACGAGCTAACTCACGGTAACAAGAAAAAGACAGACCGTATTGTTTGGTCGTTACAAGGTCGCTTTGAGAACGGGTATATCAAGCTAGATAAAGGAGCTTGGAATAACGAGTTCTTAGACCAGCTCTTCCAGTTCCCAAACAAGATGGTACATGACGACTTGATTGACGCACTTTCTTACATCGAACAACTGGCTAAAGTGTCATATGCGTTCGACTTTGAGGAAGATGATTACGAACCTATGGATGCCTTCTCAGGCTATTAAGGATAAACATGCCAAACGGACTATACGCAAATATCAACGCTAAACGCAATCGAATTGCAGACGGTAGTGGTGAAAAGATGAAGAAGCAGGGCGCTAAAGGTGCTCCTACAGATAAAGATTTTAAGAAAGCTGCTAAAACAGCTAAAAAGAAAAAATAGCATGGCTAAAGATTCTAAACTAACAAAACCAGATGGTAAGGAATAATATGGATAATGATAAGAAGTATTTGAAGGTTAAAGCTGAAGACTGGGTTATGGATAAGACCGAGCGGTGGCGTGACCACTACGAGGCTAACTACCAGCAGAAGTTTGACGAGTACTACCGTCTCTGGCGTGGTATATGGGACGCGGGCGACAAACTTCGTGATAGTGAGCGCTCAAAGTTAATCTCTCCAGCCCTTCAGCAAGCCGTTGAAAGCTCAGTTGCTGAAGTTGAAGAGGCTACATTTGGTCGTGGTAAGTGGTTTGACATCAAAGACGACCGTAACGATAAGGACAACAAGGACGTTGCCTATCTACGTGAGCAGTTATCGGAAGATTTCGTCTTTACTAAGACCCGTAAAGCTGTGGGTGAGGTGTTAATTAACGCTGCTGTCTATGGTACAGGTATGGCTGAGCTAGTTATCGAAGAAGTTAACGAAATGAAGCCAGCAAGCCAGCCTGTAATGGACGGTGCGATGCAAGCTGTGGGTGTAACAGTAGAAACTCGCGTAATTGTTAAGTTACGCCCTATCCAACCCCAGAACTTCTTGATTGACCCCACTGCTTCTAGTATTGAAGACGCTTTAGGTGTCATTATTGATGAGTTTGTACCCCGTCACCAAGTTGAATTAGGTATTGAAAGTGGTATCTACAACGATGTGGACCTAGAAGACGCTGATTCAGACCGTGACCTAGAGGCTGACAAAGATATTACAGCTTACGATGACGACAAAGTACGTTTAACCAAATATTATGGCTTGATTCCCCGTCACATCTACAATGCTGCAATCTTA